CCCTGTGCTAATTCTGTTGCAACAATATCTTTTGGATATACTTCATGCAATTTAATACCATACCTTCTTTTATCTTGCCGATCTAAAAGATAGATATCAATTTCTCCAATATAATCATTATAGTAACCAACATCCCATGTTTGTTCATTAAATGCTTGTTTCTGCCAGTCTTCAAAAAACACTCTCTCTTCTAGTCCAGAACTTGCATTGAAGGTCATATTAACACTACCAGTATAACCAGCAGAATTCACAACCTCTCTCCTTGGCCCATATGGCATTGCATCTGGTGAGCTAACCAAATTTCTTCCTGGCAAAGATAAAGAATCACAACGCAAGGAAATCTTTCTTAAATCTGCACCCCTTTCAGAGTTATGAGATGGATTTGTCATAGCAGCACCACTGCGTTTAGTTGGCCCTGATATAATTACATCAAACCTATTTGGAATAGCATATCCATTATCATCATGATATGTAGCTAATATATTATTTAAAGTACCAAATGACGCAGATTCCAAAAAAGATGCAAAGTTTCCAGCCATTAGATCATACCCCTTGAGTCTTTCCATACTTCTGCCGCAGAGGCTTTCTTAAATCTCTGTACAGGAAGTAGTGCAGCAACTGTAAATTCATCTGCATCGATTCTACGAAACTGTGATTTAGTTTGTCCTATTAAATACCTGTGTAGGGTAGGTTTAATATATTTATTTGTCTTCAACTTACTATAGTTAACTACTAATTTAGTTGACTCATCAAAATTAGTATTATTAGAATAATCAACCAATCTATCAAGTAATTTTATTCTAAGCGGTATAGGTAAGTAGTGGAAATTAATACCCAGAAAACCATTTGAATAAAGTTCCAATGGTAGTACAAGAGGGAATGTATCATAGTAGGGTAATGTTTTTTTGTGTTTGGGATCATAGAAAAACATATTCAATCTACCATAAAAGGGTGTATTAGCCCTTTTACCATCTCGTATCAAATCCATAGCGCCGGGTTTACCAAACTCTTTGATTTTATCTTTATACCATTGAGTTGACTTGGGACGATCTTTGGCTGCATCTGTAACTGATTGTATAAATTTATTTTTTGCCATATTACTATTTATAAGAAATTCCTAGATGGTCTTCAGTTAATATCTTAAATTCCATATCATTATTAATACACCATTCTGTTGCATATTTCCATTTTGCTTCATTGACTCCCCATGTCTTGACTTCATTAAACCAACGCCGTGTCCTTTTTTTAGGTTTTGATATTGGTGGGCTGCATTGTTTTTTGGGTTTAACTTCAATAATCATTTTCTTAATCTTACCATCAGACTGTTTAACTTTGATATAAAAATCTGGAAAATATCTGTGAACTCTACCATCCCAAGGTGATAAATAGGGTATAATGACTTCTTCACTACCCCATTCAATTATGGAATTGCTTGTGTCACAGTACACCATAAATTTACGTTCCCACAAAGAACGATAAATTATTTTTTGTACGTTGCCCCGATATTTTTCGGGTTTCTTTGGAATGTATTTACCTTGATATGACATAACTTATAAATATATGTATAAGGATTATAAAAAATGGCTGCAATATTAGATGGCATAAAAAACGCGATAACAGCAAATGCTACTAGAGCAATTAATAGTGGACTCAAAACTGTTGCTGGTAATTTAACTGGTGGTCTTGTAGGTAGAAATTCAGCATCTACTGCTCTTTCTAAAATTAATAACAAAACCAAATATACCACAAAAAATCTCACATACCCATTAGATATTGATGACCCATCTGGTTCTGGTCATTATATAATTTTCCGTATCAACGTACAAGATAAAGGAAAATTAGAAGTTAATGAAGCAAAGACTAGTGTAAAAAAGTTTGAAGAAAAATTAAAGGCAGAACTGAATATAGCACTGGACAAAAAACAAAAGGAATCTGATGAGGACTCCGACGGAGGCCAAATTGTAACACTAACTCAACGCAAACGAACTCAGATTCGTGAAGATTTACTAAAAAAACAAGGTATTGTTGATTTTGATAAGACAAAGGCAAAAGCAGATTCCGGCACTAGTGCCACTAGTGGTAGAAAAGATTCAAGTTCAATCCAATTACAAAATCCTACAACAAAAAGAATTGACACTGCAATTGCATTATATATGCCACAACAAATTACAACAGCCTATCAAGCAAAATATAGTGAAGAAACTATTGGCATTGTAGCTGAAACAGCAGCGGCAGGAATTGCTGCAGTAATGAGTGGTGGTGGTGTTGCTGGTGTTACTACAGCTGTAGTTGGTGGTGTTGAAGAGGGTGTTAAGACCTTTCTTCAGAAGGGTGCTGAGCTGGCGGCCCCCGGCACAGAAGCATTGATGGCAATACATCAAGGCAGAGTTATTACTCCAAAATTGGAATTGATGTTTAAGAGTGTGGGTAGAAGATCATTTTCATATGAATTTAATTTCATACCTAAAAGTGAAAAGGAAGCAATAGAAGTTGAAAAAATTGTATTTGAATTTAAATTGCAAATGTCCGCAGATTTCGCAGGCGGGGGAGTACAGGGTCAGAGAAGAATGACAATACCCAGCACTTTTGATATAGAATATATGTACAAGGGACAAGGTAATTCACATCTTCATAAAATATCTACTTGTGTATTAGAAGATATGAGTGTTACTTATGGTGGAGATAAATTTGTTGCATATGCTGGCGGAATTCCACAATCAACAAAAATTTCACTAAAGTTTACTGAAATGGAAATTATTACTAAGAAACGTATTATGGAGGGTTATTAATGTATTTTTCATCCTTTCCCACAATTCCTTATGACTCCGTTGGTAATGGTGATTTTAAAATGGTCACTAATCTATTAAAAAGAGTTTCTATTCGTTCTAAGGTTAAAGCTAATGTTTCAGTGTTTGATACTTATGATGTAAAGGAAGGTGAAACACCCGAAATGATTGCTGATAAATTATATGATGATTCACAACTTCATTGGATAGTTCTTATGATGAATAATATAACAGACAGATATCATCAGTGGCCTAAGAACAATAATCAATTTTTAGCATTCATAAGAGATAAGTATGATAATCCTCAAGGGATACATCACTATGAGATAAACCAAGTATCGGGAGATACTACAATTAAGATAGATATTGGTACAGATAATACTGATTATCCTACAGCAACCCCTATCACTAATTGGAATTATGAAGAAGAGAGACAAGATGCACTAAGAAAAATTAGACTTCTTGATGCAAGATACATTGAAGATTTTGTCGCAGAATTTGAACAACTTATTGGAGAAAGTTTACTGTAATGGAAGATGGTTTATACGGTGCCGGAGCTTTTACTATTGATGAATTGCGTCTGGTTACTACTACAGGATTAGAAATTGATCTTATAACTTCTGTTATGGGAATAACTCTGTATGAGGGCATTAAATCCACATGCATAACTGGCACTGTTATGTTGTCTGATGCTGTAAATTTAGCATCATATGGCCCTATTCTTGGTCAAGAATATTTATATCTAAAAATAAGAACTCCATCATTTAAAGGTGACATTGGTACTATAGATTTCTCAGAGAACGTATTCCTTGTAAATTCACTAAGTTCAAGACAACAAATTGGTAATGGTGTTCAAGCTTTTGTGTTGAGTTTTGTTAGTCAAGAATTAGTCAGAGATCAACGAAGTAAAGTTACACAAAGTTTAGATGGCTCTTGGTCAGATATTGTTTCAAAAATGCTATTGAACCCTAACTATTTGGGAACTCGTAAAAGAATATTTATTGAAAATACTTCTGGAGTCAAAAAGTTTGTTGCACCAAATGTAAGACCCCTCGATATAATTAGAATGGCAACAGAACAAGGTGTTTCCAATTTTAAAAATGAATCCACATTTCTATTCTATGAAACACTAAAAGGATTTCATTACAGAACCTTAGCTAGTATGTATAATGAAAAATCTATTTTAGACTATACTACTGTAATTCCTGGCAGTAATATTGAAAGGGGTATCATTGATGTTGAAAAGGATATGCAAACTATATTAGAATATGAGATTATTTCTAATAGCGATAGTATAGTAAATTATAGAACTGGTGTATATGGTTCAAAGTTAATTGTACATGATATATTATCAAAGAGTTTTAGCACACAAATATATAATTATCATGATAACTTTATTAATGAACCACATATCGTTAGTGGTGTAACAGAAAATAAAATAGAGCATCCCACTGTAAGCTCTATTATTGTTGATGAAGAAGGACATAGAGTCTCTGATTTTGCTGCGAGAACATTCCTTCTACCAACATCAAAAGTTAATGGATTTGATTCTCAACATACCGCACCAACTAATTCAAATCCATACACTTCTTATCAACCAGAAAAATGGGTACAAAGAAGAAATTCTTCATTAAAGCAATTGGATGGTGCATTAAGTATAAACATAAAGGTTCATGGAAATACTCTAGTTAATGCGGGTGATAAGGTAATGGTTAACATACCAAATATTTCCTCTGTAGAAGGTGAACGTCTTGATAAATTTTTTAAGGGCCCCTTTCTGGTCAAAACAATTAGACATGATTTCGTTTTGACAACATCACCAAAAACTCACGAAATGAGGATGAATCTTGTGAAGGATTCTTTGGAAAAACAATTAGATTCACCAACAGACAATCGTGAACCAAAATCTGATAAAAGTGGTGGTCTAAAAATCGTAGAATACTTTTAACACTTAACAAAGGAGCAAAATTGGCAAAAAATTCTCAATACATATCCAATAACAAAAAAATGAAAAGGGAAACCAAAATGGCTAAGAGCAAAAATCGTATCAAGAAGATGACATTCCTAACTCAAGATAGAAAATATGTACCACTTTCTGAAAATGATAAATATGTTATAGAGATGGCAGGATATGCTAAAGAGAATGAAGGATCACAAAATGAAGACATTCAGCGAACTACAAGAGGGTCTGCAAGACCCCAATATATTTAAAGCATTCTTCCTTGCGGGTGGGCCGGGCAGCGGTAAATCATACGTTGTTCGG